ATAGTGCAAGAGGTAACGTAGTTGTATTTGATGACTGTGATAGTGTATTACTAGATGACCTTGCATTAAACATTTTAAAGGCGGCACTTGATAGTGGTACTAGACGTAAAATTTATTGGAATGCTGACTCTTCAAAATTGAGAGCAGAAGGTATTCCTAATAGTTTTGATTTCCAAGGAAGTGTTTGTTTTATTACTAACATTAAATTTGACAATGTTAGAAGTAAAAAACTTAAAGATCACCTAGATGCGTTGATGTCAAGATGTCATTATATTGATTTAACTCTTGATACTGAAAGAGACAAGTATCTTAGAATTATGCAGATTGCTAGAAAAGGTGATTTGTTTCAAGGTTACAAAATGGACGAAAGTGAAGAAAAAGAAGTACTTCAGTTTATGTTCGAAAAAAGAAAGTTCCTTAGGGAGATGTCATTAAGGATGGCACTAAAGATTGCCGACCTTAAGAAGTTAAGTCCAACTAATTGGAAAAATTTAGCGGCATCAACTTGTATGCGAAGAGCATAACAAAATTAAAAGGCACCCTTCGGGGTGTCTTACTTTATCTTAAGGAAATGATATGCAATTATATAAACCAGAGGACTTTGAGTATTGTCTAAAAGTAGCAATAGGTATAATAGCAAGTCCAATACCTCCGAAATTTGTATCCAAACCTATTAGTTTGGCAAACTATGATGTTGGCTTTGTTAACAATGCCGTTCGTAGTATAAACAAAGGAGAAGGGTTAAGCGATAGGCAGAGAGCCTTAACAATTAAACTAGTAAGCAAGTACACACGACAATATAAACGTTTAGGTATTGATGTAACTTCGATAATTAACAATCCAGTTTGGTCAAGTGAGTTGCGACAAGTAGATAGAAAAAAATTAATAGATATCGAAGAAGACATTATTACTATTAAGTTTCCGTATCAAAAAGATATGATTAGAGAAATAAACTCTTTAGCAAAAAAATTAAGATCAGTTCGAACACAGTTTGATAAGGAAACTAAACAATATCAGACTTCATATAATGAATACAATTTACTGTCGATATTTAACTGGTCTTCTAAATATGATTTTGAGTATTCCAATAAATTTATGGATGTGTATAAAAAGTGTAAACATATATTACACAATAGAAGTGATTATGCAATACAGTTAGTAATTGAAGATGACAAGTGTGTGCTACGAAATGCACCCGATACCTTAAAAGAATATTGGGTAAATAATATGGCATCCAAAAAACGTATGGAACAGATTGTTTCTGCGGCTGACCAAAATTTAGATATTGTTAATAATAGTTCAAATATTATACTATCAAATATTGGTACAAAAATACTCAAAGACAGGGGCGGCAGATTTGATTGGACAGAATACACACCAGAGCAGATATACGATTCAGCAGTTGGTGAGTTTGGATTCAAACGTGTTGGGTTTATTATAGACGGTAGAACTATGACAGAAGAACTTGCTCAGAACCTAGTAATTCTGGTGTCTAAACTGGGCAAAGACGTCTGTACAGTGCAGTTGAAGAACAACCAGCACCACTTTAACTGTAAGAAGTCATTGACTTCCGATACTAAATTTGCTATAATAGATAGTATACAAAGGTATTCTAATCCTAAGGTAAAACATGATTGGAAGCCAGATTTTGTTATTAGTACAAATTCAATAAGCAAGTTTAGACAATACGGATTCAACATTCTTAATGGACAAACGGGTGTAACATTCGTAAATGATGCTTGGGTTTGTTATTATACTTTAGGGAAAATAAATGCCACAAGCAAAATTACTGATTAAAGATGAAGTAAACGTATCTATAAAAGGGTTAGAACTAGATGCTAGACGCCGATTACTTAATATGTTTAAGTATGAAGTTCCTTATGCAAGATATCTTCCAGCAGTTAGATTAGGAAGATGGGACGGCAAAGTTAGTTACTTTCAACTAGGTGGTAGTACATATATAAACCTTCTTCCAAAGATTATACCTGTATTGGAAGAAATGAAATATCAAATAGAGTTAGATGACCAAAGAGAGTATCAAACTAAATTTGATTTTAATGAAATTACTGCTGAAGCATTTTCAGATATGACGTGGCCCAAAGGACATCAAATTGAAGGTGAGCCTATTGTGTTACGTGACTATCAAGTAGATATTATTAATAACTTTTTATCTAATCCACAAAGTATGCAAGAAATTGCCACAGGTGCAGGTAAGACACTAATAACGGCGGCATTAAGTACAAAAGTAGAACAGTACGGAAGAAGTATTGTAATTGTTCCTAATAAGTCGTTAGTAACTCAAACTGAAGAAGACTATATTAATATGGGACTAGACGTTGGAGTGTTTTACGGCGATAGAAAAGAGTTTGGACATAAGCACACGATATGTACATGGCAGAGTTTAAATATTCTTTTAAAGAATACAAAAAATTCAGTAGCACCAATAACTATTGGAGAGTTTATTGAAGGCGTAGTTTGTGTTATGGTAGACGAAGTGCATATGGCAAAAGCAGAAGCACTAAAAACTTTATTAACAGGGCCTATGTCTACTATTCCTATTAGATGGGGATTAACAGGAACTATTCCAAAAGAAGATTTTGAATTTATGAGTCTTTTGGTAAGTTTGGGAGAAGTAGTTGGTCGCAAAAGTGCAAGTGAATTGCAAGAACAAGGCGTACTTGCGAATTGTGAAGTTAACGTAGTTCAATTGGTTGACCATGGAGATTATGGAAACTATCAAAGTGAATTAAAATATTTGCTAACAAATGATAAAAGACTAGATTATTTGTCTACATTAGTTAACAAAATTGGAGAAGAAGGAAACACTCTTGTTCTAGTTGACAGAGTGGAGTCGGGTAAAGAAATAGTAAAAAGATTAGGAGACAGAGCAGTATTCATTAGTGGTGCCACTAAAGCAACAGATAGAAAAGAGCATTATGATGAAATTGCAGATGTAGATAATAAAATTATTGTAGCAACATATGGTGTTGCGGCAGTAGGTATTAATATACCAAGAATTTTTAATCTTGTATTAATAGAACCGGGTAAAAGTTTTGTAAGAGTTATACAAAGTATTGGGCGTGGTATTAGAAAAGCAAGTGATAAAGATTTTGTGAAAATTTGGGATATAACAAGTACTTGTAAGTATGCCAAACGACATTTAACTAAACGAAAAAACTTCTATAAAGAAGCAAATTACCCATTTGTGGTTCAAAAGACACAATGGGATTAAAGGACGGAGATCCAAACATGAAAGATAATAAAGCAAAAATGCCATCATCACAACCACTTCCTAAACAACCAGGAATGTTAATGTGGGAGGCAGGTGTTCATTACTTTGCAGATCCTTTTACTATGGAAAGCACAAAGCCTGTAGTACAATGGATTGTTGAGAAAAATTTGGCACCTGATAGTGAAAGACCAAAAGAGTTAACATTAATTATTAATAGTCCCGGAGGAGATGTCCATGCCGCATTTGCTCTTATTGATACAATGAAAGCAAGTGGTATTCCAATTAAAACAGTAGGATTAGGAATTATTGCAAGTTGTGGTATACTTACATTTATGGCAGGAACAAAAGGAAAACGTATCCTAACACCAAATACAAGTATTTTATCACATCAATATAGTTGGGGATCAGGCGGAAAAGAACATGAACTATTTGCTCGTGTTAGAGAGTTTGAACTATCAAGTGAACGTATGGTTGAACATTATAAAAAATGTACAGGTATGTCAGAAAAGAAAATTAGAGAAGTGCTATTACCAGCAAAAGATGTTTGGCTTTCTGCCAAAGAAGCAGTTAAATATGGTATAGCAGATAAAATTAAAGAGGTATATTAATGCAGATTCTTACATTAGAAAACAAAACTTTTGTAATGAATGACTTGCCTGAAGAAGTAGAAGATTTACGTTTTGGAGTTTTGGATAATAGTAACCCAAAAGAACCAGACTACTTTTTTATTCCGTTAATTTTCCTTCAAAGTTTTAATGCACCAGCATTAGTTCTGAAGATAGGAAAACATACAATTAGAATGCCAAGAGATTGGCAATTACTAATAGGTGAAGCGGAAGTAGGCGACTTAGAAGTTGTTCCATTAACAAGTTTAAATGATAGAGGATTCAATGCTTTTACTTTCAATCCACGTGGCGATTTTAGACCAGAGTTTTTTCCGGTAGAAATTGTAGATGTATATAATGAAGTAAAATGGTTTTTTCCTAAACTTAAACCAGGGCATTTATTAGCAGTGCCATTATGTGAAGGAGAAAATCCTCCTTGTGCATATTTTGTAGAAGATATAAGTCGAACTTCGGAAGTAGTAGATGTCTCAAAAATATGGTAAATTAGTTATTAAGAAAAATGCACACGAGTATAGTTTGAAACTTAATGCTCAAGATGAGGTGCATTGGCTTAATACTCAAAGACCATTAATTGAGAATGTTGTAAACTTCTTCAATGATAGACAATTAGTAGACAAAGGAGTCAGTATTAAAATTGACTGGGATACCGAAAATAATAGATGGTATCATATAAAGTTTGAAAGTATTGACGATGCAAATTTATTTGAAATTACATTTGCAGAATATTTATAAAGGTGTTATAATACAGTATGGCAAATAAATTACCACTTAACAGAGTACTTGGAGCAATGGATCGTAAGCAGAAAGACTTCTACGATACGTTAAGCGACGAGGAAAAGAAGGCTTTTAGTGCCTTTCTTATGAACAGATATGCAAGTAGTGTCAAAGGTGCTCAAGCATTACAAGAGTGGTGGCTAATTGCTACTAACAAACGAGTAAACACAAACTTTTTTGATTTAACTAAACACCCAAAACTTCAATGGTTATTATTAACAACTGCTAGTCCAGGTATGGGTACTGCTTTTCATGAATGGATTCCAGGTGGTAAAAAGAAAAATGCAGTAAACAATAAAATACTAAAAACTTTAAAAACATTATATCCTTTTGCAAAAGAAGATGAACTAGAACTAATGGCAAGTATGAATACAAAAGCAGATGTAAAAAAATACTTAATTAGTTTAGGTTATGACGATAAACAGATAAAAGAGATGCTATGATAGATTGTAAATTATTCTTACTTTGGTATCCAGGTTCAGGAGGCAACTTTCTTCAGTCTTTGTTTACATGGGGAGATATAAAAAATGTTCCTTGTGAAATACATAACAATTTATATGATAGTACACCGTTACCTAGTGTAGCACAAATTGATAATATGAATGATATACATATTGTTGAAAGTTCTGATTTAATAAGTTGTCATAGTCCAAATGATTTTTATTTAGACAATTACGAATTTAAGTGCAAAGAAGCATGGGCTATTACAATAAGTGATTTAGAAACATTACAATATGTTACAGATATTAAAGATATTAAAAGTTATGGTGGAAAAAGTAAAAAGAAAGTTAAACAACGACACTTGGATAACTATAATGAAGTAGTGGAAAAAGTTTCTAAAAAGATTGACAATCTATTATTATTTGATTATAATGATATTTTCGTTAAGAGAACAATCTTTAAAGGTTGGAAAGAAAGTATTAAACAATACCATGAAAAGAATTTAAGACTGTGATAACATTAATGGCTATAGCAAAACAAACAAGAGAGAACTACAAACCAAGTGACAAACCGTTTGTATGTAAATATTGTGAAAGAGGATTTAGTAGAGAAAAAACTTTATCTACCCATGTTTGCGAACAAAAGCGTCGTTGGCAACAAGAAAAAGATAAAGGTGTACAATTAGGTTTACAATCCTATTTAAAATTTTATGAAATGACACAAGGTGGAGATGGTGCAAAAAAGACCTATGGTGATTTTGTTAACAGTCAGTATTACAATGCATTTGTAAAATTTGGTAAACATATGGTTAATATTAGTTGTATTAATACTAATGCTTTTATTACATATGTTATTAAGAATAATATTAAATTAGATCAATGGTGTCAAGATAAACACTATCAAGCATATTTAGAAGCACACTTAAGAACTGAAACTTGGCAAGATGCATTAACAAGAAGTTTGAAAACTATGGAATCTTGGGCAGATGAACATGGTGTACATTTACATACATACTTCTTTGCGGCGAACCCAAATAAAATTTGTAGTCATATTGTTAATGGTAGACTCAGTCCTTGGATTATTTTTAATTGTGAAACAGGACAAAACTTACTATCTAAATTAAACCAAGAACAACTATCGATAATTTATAGTTATATTGATCCAGACTTTTGGAGAAAAAACTTTATTAAGTATCATGTAGAAACTACGATAGTTAAAGATGCATTAAAAGAAGCAAAATTATGAGCCATAGATTACCAGACGTAGATATAGACTTTGCAGACAGAGAACGTGTATTAGATGTCATGCCCGGTGTAGCGGCTTCTATGAACGAGCACGGGGTCGTTAAAAAGCATAATACTGGAGTTTACTATACAAAGATTCCTGTAGATCCAAGTACAAACATGAGTACACTAGATTATAAAATAGCAGAAGATAGAGGATATTTTAAATTAGATTTACTTAATGTTGCAGTATATCAAAAAGTAAAAGATGAAGCACATTTAGATAGTTTAATAAAAAGAGAACCATTGTGGGAATTACTTTGGAAGAGCAGAGAGTTTTGTGAACAAGTTATTCATATAGGTAACTATTATGATTTAATATGTAAAATGAAACCTGATAGTATACCTCGAATGGCAATGTTGTTAAGTATCATAAGACCTGGCAAAGCAAAATTACAAGGTAAAACTTGGAAAGAAGTTTCTGAAGATGTTTGGAATAAACCTGAAGATGGTGCTTATTATTTTAAGAAAGCACACGCAGTCGCATATGCACATTTAGTGGCTGTACATATTAACTTATTGTGCGAGGAGTATAAGTGACATATCTTGTAGATGATAAATGTATTAAATGTAGGTATACAGATTGTGTATCAGTTTGTCCAGTAGATTGTTTTTATATTGGTGAAAACTCTATAGCAATTAATCCAGATGAATGTATTGACTGTGGAGTTTGTGAACCAGAATGTCCAGCAGGTGCCATTAGAGCAGATACGGATTTTGATCCTGAGGATAAAGAAAAATGGTTAGACATTAATACTAGAATGTCTGAATTGTGGCCAAATATAACAGAGAAAATTGACCAGTTGCCTGATGCAGATAAGTTTAATCCTAAACTGAATCCAGAGGTTGGTGACAAAACAAATGATTTAAGTGAGGAGCCTGATAAAGGTTAATTAGTTTTTTTGACTAATTGAATACTTCGGCGTTTAGTTCGTTTTTTAGATAAGTCAGTTAAACTTACTTGTGGACCGGCGAGAATATTACAATCCTTGCTAATAAACGTAGTTAGATATTGTCTAAAAGGTGCCCAGTCTTGTTTAAGGAATATGTTAATTGGTATCATTCTATTTGATTCCCACCACCATGTTTCTGCAAGTTGTAGAAAATGCTTTTTTAATTCTAAGTCTTTTATGCGTTCATAGTCGTAAAAACTCGTACAATGAGAGTCACGATTTTGTATAATACCTATATATTCTTTGTCTCCATAACTAATATGGCTCAAAAATGGGTATTGAATAAGCAATTTTTTAAGTAGTTCTTCCATGCGTCTCTTTTATATAAATACAGTAGTATGTGGAAACTAAAATATAATGCAAAAATTAATTGGATACTTAATAGATCAGAAACAAACAGTTGTGTATTCTCCAGATTCAACTGTAGAACATAGGAATAGAACAGTGTACTCACGTCCCTTAAAAGCATATAGAGGTATTAAAAATACTCTACAACTACAACTGAAAGATTCAGATCAAAAACCCGTTGTCATTACTGGCAAAACATTTGTTTTTAATATTTTAAATCCTTCTACATATGTAGTTATCCTTTCTAAAACCGGAACCATATCAAATGCGAATCTAGGTAAAGTTGACTTTTTATTAACTGATTCAGATTTAAGAAACACTGATGCAAATATGTATACTTACAGTGTGCATGAATTAAATGCAGATGGTACTAGATCCGTAGTTTATGGAGGCGACAATTATGAAGCAGGTGGAACAATAGAAATTATCGATGGAGTTTACAATGAATTTAGACCTAGTACAGAACTTAAAGTACTTTCTGATGCAGTTGGCACAGGCACACAAACAACTAGGTATACAAGTGCCGCAAACTCTTACCCAGAATTAAATCAAAATAAAGCACTTCATACTGCTCAATACTATTTAGACGGATATACAGGCACAATTACAGTCCAAGCGACTATGGATGATGTCAGTAATCTATTATCTGCTAACTGGGTTGACGTAACATCTAACACATATACGTCAAAAACGGGCAATGAATACGTTGAATTTACTGGCGTTTTTACAGCCGTTAGATTTAAAGACGTAAAAACACTCGGAACCTTAACAAAAGTCTTGTATCGTCCGTAGTTTTGTGCTATAATATAGCATAATGCAGAACATAATTTATAATACATTTACGAGTTTACTGCCTTCGAAGAAGAAGACAAGTCCAAGCGGTTGGATAAGTTTTAGTGGCGAATGTTGTGTACACAATAACGAGTCGCAAGATAAAAGAGGTAGAGCAGGTATAGCCGGAGGCGGTGATGGCGTTTTAAGTTATCATTGTTTTAATTGTGGATTCAAAGCACACTGGAAACCAGGATATCATCTTACATATAAAGTAAGAAAATTATTTCAATGGTTTGGTGCAGATGAAAAAACAATTAAAGGATTACAAATTGAAGCATTACGATTAAAAGAGTATGCAGAAGAAATTGGTGAAATAGAAGAAGTAGAAGAAGTTACTTTTGAAGAAAAACAATTTCCAAACGATTCTGAAACACTTTTACATTGGATACATAATCCAGGCAAACATGAAGAACAGATTGTTGCAATTACAGAGTATGCTATTTCTAGAGGATTAGAATCTCACCTTGCACATTTAAGATGGTCACCGAGCAGAGCTGGTAATTTAAATCAAAGATTAATTATCCCGTTTTATTATAAAGGTAAGTTTGTTGGTTATACAGGCAGATCAATAAACGATAATATACAACCTAAATATATGAACCATATGCAACCTGGATATGTTTTTAATATTGATCAACAAACTAGAGAAAGAAAAATTGTTTTAGTTATGGAAGGCCCAATAGATGCATTAAAAATTGGTGGGGTCGGAATAAACAGTAATATGATTAATGATACTCAAGCGGATTTACTTGACTCTTTAGGAAAAGATGTTATAGTAGTACCAGACCAGGACAATGCAGGAAGTAAAGTAATTGATACTGCAATTGAATACGGTTGGAGTGTAGCATTTCCAGACTGGGATAAAGATGTTAAAGACGTGAGTGACGCAATTGATACATATGGTAAATTATATACATTATGGAGTATAATTAATACGGCACAATCTAGTAAAATTAAAATTGAACTTATGAGGAAGAAACTTGGCAACTGAATATACAATAGACTTACAAAGACTATTCTTAGAGATGATGCTCAACGATGCAGAGTCTTATGTTAGAGTACAAAATATTTTTAACAGTGAAAATTTTGATAAAAGTTTAAGAGAACCAGCAAAATTTATCGAAAAGCACACTGCTGAATATAGTACTATGCCTACGGCTGAACAAATTAATGCGGCAACAGGTAGCAAACTTAAACCAGTAAAAGAATTAACTGAGGGACATTATGAATGGTTTATGTCTGAATTTGAAGCATTTACTAGACGACAGGAATTAGAACGTGCGATTTTAAAAAGTGCAGACTTATTAGAAAAAGGTACATATGATCCTGTAGAAAAATTAATTAAAGATGCAGTACAAATTAGTTTAACAAAAGATTTAGGTATTGAGTACTGGGAGGATCCTAGAGCAAGACTTATGAAATTAAAAGATGGTAATGGTCAAATTAGTACAGGCTGGCCCGCATTAGATAAAAAATTATTTGGTGGATTCAATAGAGGTGAATTAAATATTTTTGCAGGTGGTAGTGGATCTGGTAAAAGTTTGTTTATGCAAAATTTGGCAGTAAACTGGACTATGGCAGGACTTAATGGTGTTTACTTAACACTTGAATTAAGTGAAGGATTGTGTGCTATGCGTTTAGATAGTATGGTTACAGATATTCCAAGTAAAGATATTTTTAAAGACTTGGACACACTTGAAATGAAAATTGGCATGACTGGTAAAAAAGCAGGTAGTTTAAGAATTAAGTATATGCCTGCACAAAGTAACATTAACGATATTAGAGCATATATAAAAGAATTACAAGTTAAAATAGGCAAAAAATTAGATTATATTTGTGTTGACTATTTGGACTTGTTAATGCCTGTTAGTGCTAAAGTTAGTCCTAATGATCAATTTATTAAAGACAAGTATGTAAGTGAAGAATTGCGTAACTTGGCAAAAGAAATGGATTTTATTATGGTAACTGCTTCGCAGTTAAACAGAGCGGCAGTTGAAGAAATTGAATTTGACCATTCGCATATTGCAGGCGGTATTAGTAAAATTAATACTGCTGATAATGTTATTGGTATTTTCACAAGTAGGGCAATGCGTGAACGTGGAAGATATCAAATACAGTTTATGAAAACTAGAAGTAGTAGTGGTGTAGGTATGAAAGTAGACTTAGAGTTTGATAATAATAGTTTGCGTATTAGAGATTTAGGCGATCAAGCCGAAGGTGATTATAAAAAATCTGCAGATACTAGTTCTGATGTAATGAATAAAATTAAAGCAACATCTAATATAAACAGTACACCAGACGATCAACCTGAAAAGATAGTTCGTGCTGATGTACAGTCTAATAAATTAAATGATATGCTTAAGAATTTAAAAACTTAATTTTAGGGTGTACTTTGTTAGATATTTTAAAACTTTTATCTAATTTTGAATGGTAGTCACCGATACTGTGATCGTACACACCATCAAAAAATTGCAGTTTTTTCCAAGCAGATAGACGTCCTCTAAATCTGTCTTTTATACGTTGCCATGTACTTAATCCGTTACGAACGTTTCCGTAATGATTTAAATAATGCATTTCACCGTAGTGTCTAAAACCAAGTAAAGCAGGTGGTACTCTTGTTACAGTATCGTTATTATTAACCCAACGACAATGTTTAAATTTAAGGCTTGATATGAACTCTTTATTACCAACACGTGGAGAACCATATGTGTATAAACACATATTTTCAAACTTGTCTTGTAGTCTTGCGGCACAGATAGTTGCCATTGCGGCACCTAAACTATGACCAGTTATAGTACATTCTTTTCCTTCATGTTTGGCTACAAATTTTTCTATTTCGGGCCAAAGTTTTTCAATTTCATCGTAAAATCCACTATGTACTCTTCCAGCAACATCACTCTTATTTTTCCATGCTTTAAGATCAGCAATTATATCGCTAGGTTGGCTTGGTTCTGTACCTCTAAAAACAACTGTTATAAGGTCTTTATTGGCAAGCAAATATGCTTGAGCGCCGTCAATATTCAAAAAATTAACGTCTTTATACCCTATTTTTTTAAAAGATGCTTCTAAAATTGGAGTTAGATTCTTATATGCTAGTGCAGAAAGCATTGCATGGTGTGAATCGTAGTTCATATTATAATTTCCCTTCATTAGTTAACTTACTAATATGTATTTACCGATATCTTTTAAATAAATAACATATAATACGGAGAAAACTTTAATGCAAAACAAACATCGTAGTCTGCTTGAAGAATTAGACAGTATAGCAATCCCCCGAGATCGTGTACATTTAATTGAGTCTAGAGCTCAACACATCATTGCGGGTGCAATTAACCTAGTTAACTTAATTAGAGAGTGCTATGATGACGACGTTGTTGAAGATATGGAACGTAAATTATTATTAGCGATTAAAAGGCAGGATCCTGCTAAATTTAATAATGGGTTAAAGAAGTTAAAAAAATGAGAATAGATGAATTAGACAATAAAGCAAACTTTGAAAAGAAAGTTTTAGATGCTAAAAAGAAATTAGAAGAATTAAAAGCACTTTCTAGAAAAGTAAAGCAGATGTACGAAAAAGCAATTCAGGACTATGAAAGAGTAGAAACGGAAAATGCTGAAAAATTCGACAGTGATCCTTACGAATCTTTTAAAGGATGGTTTCAGCATATGTTTAAAGCAGATGTTGAAAAAGCAGTTGCTATTCCAGGTTTAACTATATCTGATGCTAATATTAAAAAAATTGGAAAACTTATTATTGCATATGCAAGTCAAAACTATTTTTTAAAACCTAAAACACCTTTTGCAGGCGCTAACACTTTTACAAAGATTGTAAAATCAATTGATCCACAATTAGTATCTGTTGCAGATACTATCTTTGGTAGATATGTTAGAGGTGAAGAACAAAAAAATCCAACCCCGGTTCCAGACGATATGAAAGCAGTATTACAAAATTTAACTCCAGAGCAAAGAAAACAATTACAGGATTTAATTTCCAAAGCCGGAGACAAAGCATAATGAAACTAAACGAAGTAAAATTTGAATATAAGTCCAAACAATACCTAGCAGAAAGTTGGGACGTTTTAACAGAAGCACAACAAGTGTATGTTGGCTCATGGGAAAAGAAAGTTTGGCCTCTAGTTGAAAACTACAGTAAACTATTTGAAGCAGAACTTACACAAGATCAAATTAATGGTTTGTTTAGTAAAGCAGAAACAGTTGCATCACAAAGTGGAACTAATCAAACTGTTTTAGGTAAAGCAGGAAAAATTAGTGGCAACATTGCAAGTAAACTAAAAGCAGAAATTGAAAAACTAGCCAAACAAGCACAAGATTCACAACCTATACAAAATATTGATAATGCATTTGATGGATTAAGAACACAAATTGCACAAACAATTGGAAAAGGACCGGGTGGACAAGCAGTTTTAGGTATAGTTGATAAATGGAAAAATTATGTAAAAGAAAATCCAGCCAAAGGTGCATTTGTAATTGCGGCAATGACATCATCATTAGCATTTGCAAGTGGTGGTATTGTTTCAGGTATGGCAATTGGTTTCTTTCTTAAATTAGCAAATAATATCTTAACAGGCGACAAATTAAGTAGTGCAGTTGCAAAAACTGGTAAGCAAATGGCAATTGGTGCTCTTGCTGGTGGACTTGGTAAAGTTGTTGCCGACGCGGCGGCAGATTTATTTCCGGCAGAAGTTACAGATATATTCACAAGTTCAGATGGAAGTACAATAGACTTGAGTCAAGTTGAAGCAATGAATATGACAGCAGAACAACTTACTCCAGACGCAGTACAAGAATTATTACAAACTAGAAATGCATTTTTAGGTTTAGCAAAAGATTTAGCCACAGATAGCCCAGAGGCAAGTGATGCCATTGGTGAACAAATAAAAGAAATTAACGATAAGATTTTTGAGTTATCACCAGAAGGTGCAACAGCCAATGAAGCGGCAAACAATTTAGCAACTGAATATGGCATTAAAGGTGATGGTGTTAATTTAGAAAAAACAACATCCACATCTACACAAGACGGTGATGGTCCTAATGATGTAACAGTTGAACCAGCAGGATCAATTGATGCAGATAAAATACAAGCGGCTGGCTTAGATTATATGACACAACCTGAGTTAAGTGACGAGTTTAAAGAGTTCTTAGCAGAAAAAGGAATTGACGAAGATCAAATACAAGCACAAGCAGGATTTGATAGAGCAGTTGGTAATGAAACTTGGCTAGGTGTTAAAGTTGGTGGAGAACAACAACTTCAAGCATTTGATGGCAAAATGCCAGAAGGCTTTAATACAAATGCCGTAGCACAACAAATTGATATTCCAGATGGACTTCAAGGTGGACAAACTTTCTCAAGTGAAGTATCAACTAGTTTTGATGGACTTGAAGGACAGGATTTAAAATTTACTGCTGATTATTCATTTGAAGGTGTAGACGCAGATGGCAACGATGTTTATACAATAAAGAGTGTGTTTATTTCGCCAGAATCTAAAATTTCAGACGCAATGCTTGATAGTTTATCCGATTCTGACCAAGAGAAATTTTGGGAATTATACGGAAAATATACTGGTGAAAATATAGATACAAGTGAAGCCGGTGTTACACAATATATTGATGACTTAAACCAAAAACTTGCAAACGGTTTTGCTGGTGCAGTAGCCACAGTTGCGTTAGCAGGTGCAGTAGCCAATGCAGAGAATAAACAAACAAAAGAATCATATGTAAGAAACGTTGAAAATCATTTAATGGAAAAATACTTGCAAGAAGGTCCAGCCTTAGATGCTATTAAAAAAGCGGCAATGGCAACTGTAAAAGGTGTAGGTACTGTGGCAGATAAAGCCGTTGGAGGTGTTACTGCGGCAGGTATGAAAGCGGCCCAAACTGCTATTAAAACTGGTAAAGCAGTTGGACATGAATTAGGTAATAAAATTACTCTTAAAAAATTACAAAGTGCTTGGGCAAAAGCAGGTAAACCAACCAACATTGCAGGTGTAGTTCAAGTTATGCAAACAGCAGGCATGGATGATGAACAAATTGGTATACTTAACAAAGAAGTAAAAGATATAGATTTAACTACTAAAGATCAACCAAATAAAGAACCGGAATCAGGATCAGATGCAAGTGCACCAGAAGCCAGTACAAGTTATATTGATATAGAAAAACTTGCAAACATAATTAAATCACAAGACTTAGACGATGAAGTCCGAGCAATTTTAGCCAAAAGTGCAAAGGCGGCATAATGTTAATTACAGAAATATTTGAACCTAACAAGCATCATTGGAATATTCTTAATGAAGCAGAAGGTAAAAACACACATTTAGAACACGTTGAAGATTTAATCTTTAATGAAGGATACAAAGGTGCCTTAAGAGCATTTGATTATTTAGATGCAGTTAAAGGATTATTAGAAGGTGGACAACCAGAAGGTAAAATTACTGTTAAGTGGGACGGTGCTCCTGCAATTATTTGTGGAATAGATCCAGAAGATAGTAAATTCTTTGTAGGCACTAAATCAGTGTTTAATGCAAATACACCTAAAGTTGCTAAATCAGTAGCACAGATTAAAGAATGGTATTCTGAACAACCTTCATTAGAAGCAAAATTATTAATGGCGTTTAAACTATTACCTAAATTAGGCATAGGAACAGTTGTACAAGGCGATTTCCTTTTTGGCCCAGGTGATGTTAAAACTGAAGACGTAGGTGATGACAACTGTTATACATTTACTCCTAACACTATTACATATGCAGTGCCAGTTGATAGTGCTATAGGTAAACGTGTCGGTAAAGCAAAAATTGGAATAGTATTTCATACAGAATACACAGGTGCTACACTATCAGAAATGACTGCAAGTTTTGGTTATAGTGTAAGAAGTTTACAAGAAACACCAGATGTATGGTTTGATGATGCTAATTATAAAGATGTTTCAGGAATTGCAACACTTACTCCAGGTGAAGAAAAAGGCATAGATGATACTATTGCAACAGGGCGTACTACACTTAAAAAAGTAGGTACTAAAATGGATGCAGTATTATCGGCAGAATTTGCAAAATTTATTAAACCATTTATTAATAACAATGTAAGAGCTGGTGAACAAGTTGGTGAACCTACAAAGTTTTTAGAAAACTTTATGAATTATTACACTGATAAAATGAATAAAGAAATTGAAAAATTAAAAGGTGGTGCAGAAAGTCCAGCGGCACAAAAACGTATAGATAAAATTGAACAACAAAAACAATTTTTAGCAGATAATAGTAATACGTTACTATTGACATTGGCAGTATATCGTCGTATAATAAGTGCTAAATTAATGTTAATTAAAAAATTAAGTAATGTAGATAAAATTGGAACATTTGTAAAAACAGAAAATGGATACAGAGTTACAAACCATGAAGGATTTGTAGCATTTGGTGTAGACGGTGGAGCCGTTAAACTAAACGATAGAATGGAATTTAATGCATTAAATTTCTCAGCAACTAAAACGTGGGCAAGTTAATGGAAGAAAAATTTACTAGAACAGAATGGGCGGCAATGGAAGGTGGGCATGAAGTTCCATCTAAAAAGTTATTCGAATTTATGAATGATGAACTAGCAGAAGCACGATTATTTAAAAATCCTAAACAGTTTATTACAACAAAAAAAGAAGATATTGCGGCTAACGTTTATGCACACTTATTAGGTGTACAAGCAATGCGTTATACTGATCCAGGTAAAGCCAGTACATATGCTAGAGACACTTTAAGATTTAATGGCTTTGACGGTGTAAGAACTGGTGGAACAGATTTACATAACTTGATTGCAGGTTTAGAACGTAAAGGTGGTTATAATATTCCTACGGCACAAATTAAAAGATATTTAAAAAATGTACAAAACGGTGTAGTAGATACACAATTAGATAGACGTACAATGATGGCAGTTGAACGTTCTCTGTCAATTAGAGATAGTAAATTAACATCTATGAGAAGAATTATTGGCGACTGGCCTCGTGCTTTACCTAATGAACAAAAAGCAGGTGCAACACGCTTAGGCTTTATGTTAAATCATTATGCAAGAGGTAGTGATTTAGCACAACCGTACAATCAAAGTGTAAAAGGTATTGCGGCAAATAATGCTAAAAGCCCTTATAACTCTGCACTTACTTGGGCGGCAGTGGCGGCTGGTGCTTACATAGGATACAAAGCAATTCGAAATCCAAACATTAAAAACATCAATAAAAACTACAAAGTAAAACCTGCTTAAAACTATCTATACATTATATTATAGTATATAAGGTGTTTGCAAGATATAAATATATTGTATAAGGCAACTTATATTAATAGCAATTATTATGGCATTATAGGCAACAACATTAAGGCACGACCAGGCACACATTAGGCATCCGAAAATATCAATCCGTTAAAGTAACGTAAATGAGGAAGCAATGAGTACAACTCGAGAAATAGAAAAAGAAAGCCTAGAAGCCCATGTAGAATTATGTGCGGCGAGGTATTCACGTTTGGAAGAAAAACTAGACAATCTAGAGGGTCGAGTCATCGGCATTGAAACTGTACTTGGCGAAATACGAGATACAGTTATCAAAGATAGAGAAAAACGTCAATCCCAACTTATTATGTGGGGAATGACTATTATTGGCTCATTAGTCAGTGCAGTAGCCATTTTATCTTACAATTTATTCATTTAATACAATTCACAAAAAATCAAAACCGATTAATCTATACTAAATAGTAGTGTTATGCTTATATTAGAACTTTTTAGCGACGAAAATACAGAATTAACAGAAACCAAAATGGCATGGGGCCGTTCTGGTAATAAAGTTGTGCGTAAGTACAGATGTTCAATTGGTCGTTTAAAAGGTAAAATTGTAAGTAGTCCAGGCGCTTGTTTTAAAGCACCGGATATTAAAAAACGTATTAAGTTAAAAATGACTAAGGCAAAAGTCGGTGCTAGAATGAAGTTGAAATCGAAACGTACTAAACGTATCAATCCAGCAAGTAAACGTGTTCAAGCATTAAACAAAGCAGGACGTAGAAAATAATGAAATTTTCAGAATTATTTGAACAACCTATGACAGGCAAAGTAACTAAAGTTGCTGGCGATAGTGTTGAAATAAGTGATCCAAAAAAACCTGGAATCACTACTAAAGTTGATTTGAAAACAATGGATGTTGATAACTCAAATCCAAATGCTCCTACGTTAAAACCTAAGTCAAAAAAGCCACAAGGACAAGGGTCAAAAATTAGACCAGGACAAACAGTTAGTATCGCTTCCGAAGAGAAAAAAAAAGACTGACTGACCTTGAAGAAGGCATAAACGATCCAGCAATTTTTAAAGCAATATTCCTAGCAGGCGGCCCTGGTAGTGGTAAAAGTTTTATGGTAAAGCAAACGGCTTTACAATCTATGGGGTTTAAGTTAATTAATAATGACGCCGCATTTGAAAAATATTTACAAGACGCAGGATTAGATCCAGCAGATCCTGATGTTATTGCTAGTCCACAAGGACAAAAAATTAGAGACAAAGCAAAACGAATAACAAAAAGTCTTCTTGCTATGCATCTAGGACAAAAACTAGGTTTAGTTATAGATGGAACAGGCAAAGACTATGCAAAGATTTCTAAACAAGCACAAACCCTAAGAAAATTAGGATATGAAGTTGGCATGATTTTTGTCAACACAGATTTAGAAACTGCAATTAATAGAAACAAAAGTAGAGAAAGAGTATTACCAGATCCTTTGGTCACAAGTATGTGGAAAGATGTACAAAACAATATTGGCAGATTTCACAATTTCTTTGGAAGAAATATGTTTGTTGTAGACAATTCAGAAGGATCAGACACTAACGGTGTTATTTTAAATATGTATAAAAGAATGCAGGAGTTTGCAGATTCTCCGCATACTAGCCCAGTAGCAAAAAATTGGATAAAGAAAATACAAGGAAAATAACAGTGGCATATTTTGAATTTTCTAATGGCGCAAGGGTGTCATTAACAAAGGACGAAGAACAATTTTTAAATGAATTTAAAAAGTCGATAAAGTTGACTGATTTAAATGAAAGCCAATTAAAATTGGCATTTATGTTAGTAAATAAAAGTGTACTCAATAGGAAAAAGAAAAATGGTGATCTCTACTATGTCAAAGAAAATAAAAAGTAAAGTATCTGTCTCAAAAATTAAGAATTTTTTAGAAGAAAAATCTAATAATTTACCCGTAGTATCAGTAAATGGTGCCCACGTTAAAGTGGGTAAATACTATTGCTTAGAACGTAATGGTGTATGGGAAGTATACGATAATGGTACACTAATTAACTCGTTTACCTTACGAAAAAGTGCCCTTGCTTGGGCTGTAGCGTCATTACAAGGGCAAACAAATGATGCACAACAAGTTGAAGCATATGATTTGAAGTTTAGTCGATATTCGAACGATTCTTACTTATTTTATGAGAGATATAAGACTGCAACCGACGAATTTCGTAAAGAATTAATGTATATTAGGTATGAAGAGAGCGAATATCATAAAAATGGCATTAGAGACCAGTTAGATGAATCAATTAAAAAGATTCAAATCAACTAAATAGTAATAACGTAGATTAGGGAACTCACATGGAATTAAATGATTTAAATAAAATAACGAGAAGTAATAAGTTAAATAACTTATTAAACACTCGCTTTGGATTCGATTTTGATTTATCGAAAATAAATGAAACTATTGCTAAACAAATGCTTAATACTGCAAACAGAGAAATGTCTGAAATTGCAGAAAGCAGTGGAGATTATCAAGTAAATAAAAAATACTTAATGTCTAAACTAGTTAAAGAAACAATTGAAGCATGGCAAGTAGAAAACAATTTAAATGTTAACGAAGCACCAAAAGACGATAACACAGAATTAGCAAAAGGCGAATTAGAGCCAGGCGATGGTAAAATTGAACCACAACAAAATTCACCACAAGCACAAAGTAGACGTGCAAACGCATTACGTTTGCTTGTAGGTCCACAAAATTACATGAAAGCCAAACGTGCTTTAGATATGTACAAAAAAGGTCAAACAGTTCCCCCAACATTGATGACAGGTTTAATGCCAATTATTGATATGATTGATGAAATTATGTCTAGTAATTTAGCAAACGTTAGATTCTTACAAATGGTTGACAAACGTGCAAGAAAGCAATTAGGTATTAAAGAGAGCGTTCTTAAAGAAGGCGAAATGGAAAGTGCTGAATTAGTATTAGCATCAAAAGACATGGTTGACAGAATTCAAAGTATGTTAGAAGATGTTAGTGAAATGCAGGCAGAAGATTTACTTCCATTAACAGATCAAATTCGTGACGAAATGGGTAACGAAAAAGCAGAAGCATTTATGAATGCGGCTAAAGGTTCGTTAGAAAGTTTATTAGATGCAATCACAACTGCAAGAGGCGATATGGATAATGCATCACGTATATTAACTGGTACTGCTGAAGAGTCAGGCACAGATTTAACTGCCGAAGAACCAGAAGCAGAAGAACCAACTGCAGAACCTGAAGACACTTCAACTGAAGAACCAACTGATGATGTATCAGTTGATTTAGATGCTGGTCCAGAAGGACAAGAAGGCGTTGACGATTTAGATAGACAAGAACGTCCGTAATGAAAGCAAGTGATTTCATCACAGAAAGTATTCCGTCAGGAGTTAACAAACTAATGAGTTTGTTATTATTCCTTAGAAATCGTGCTGAACAATCAGGTGCAAAAAATCAAATATCAATGAATGCATTATCAACCATGGCAACTGGTGTAGGTATTCCATTATCATATGATAGTTTTGCGGCAATTCATCAACAGAATCCTGCAATACAAAATTTAGTTACAGACTTCAATAAAGATACAGTTATTTTTAAAAATACTGATGGTAAAGACGACCAAAGTATTGCAACACCAGATGATGTAGATACAGAGCCAACAACGCAAGTTGATAAAATGGCTAAACGTGCTCTAAAGAAACGTACATAATTTACTTGACTTCTAGGTCAATATTACTGTATAATTGTAACATACTTAATCAAATAGAGAATTTACATGATAACTCAACGTTACGACTATACTCCCATTAAACGTCAACAAGTAGACGGCAAAAGATTATACACAACACCGACAGGTGAAGCAGTCCCTAGTGTTACAACAATCTTAGATAAAACTAAATCAGAAGAAAAGAAACAAGCACTCCGTAACTGGAAGAAACGTGTTGGTGAGGCAAAGGCACAAGAAATTGTAACTGAAGCCGCTGGGCGTGGAACTCGTATGCACAAATGGTTAGAAGATTATTGTATTGCAGATGTAATTAAAGATCCTGGTAGTAACCCTTTCAGTCAACAAAGTCATAAAATGGCAGGAATTGTTATTGAAAAAGGTATGTCTAAGGTAAGTGAAATTTGGGGAACAGAAGTTCCTTTATACTTTCCAAAAATTTATGCAGGTACTACAGACTGTGTTGGAATGTACGAAGGTGCACCCGCAATTATTGATTTTAAACAAACTAATAAACCTAAAAAAACAGAATGGATAGGAGATTACTTTTTACAGTTGGCGGCATATGCCGAAGCACACAACGAAGTACATGGTACTAATATACAAAAAGGTGCAATTTTAATGTGTAGTAAAGACTATGAGTACCAATCTTGGGTACTAGAAGGTGAAGATTATAAAAATACTGTTAAAATGTGGTGGAATAGGGTTGAAGAGTTTTATACAAAACATAACTAGAGCATAAATACGTTATAGGAGACTACAAATGGCAGTAATTCAGATTTCAAAAATTCAACACCGTAGAGGCTTAAATGCTGACTTGCCACAATTATCAAGTGCAGAGTTAGGTTGGGTCATTGATGAACGTAAGTTATACGTTGGAAACGGAACAACATCAGAAGGTGCACCGGCAATTGGTAATACAGAAATATTAACACAATATAGTGATATTTTAGGCAGTATTAACAGTTATACATATAAAGGTGCAGAAGTTGGTTACACGGCACAAACAACGTCAAGTGGTGCTAGTGTTCAGCGTTCTTTACAAAGCAAATTAGATGATGTCATTAATGCCAAAGATTTTGGTATTGACGGTGATGGAGTAACAGACCAAGCCGCTAAAATTAACTTTATGTTAAACCAAGTTTACTCACGTGAACATACAAACCCAGAATCATTAAAAACAGTTTATTTTCCAGCAGGTACATATGTTGTATCTGACTCGATTAAGTTTCCTAGAAATTCAGATATTGTTGGCGACGGTGCAGGATCGACTATTTTCAAAAGAACAACAAGTGCAGGTTTAGTTGGCGAAACATCTGACAGTAAACAACAAACAGGCGCAAACGTTGGTATAGGTGGAGCATTAAAACCTAAAAATATAAACATTACTGGTGTTCAATTTTATAATTCAGAAAATGATCATAACTTTTTAGTTGACCAATCAAACATGGTAACATTTACAAATGTTAGATTTAAAGGTAGACACGTTACAAATCCAACTTCAATTGGAAATAGAAAAGCAGGAGTTGTAATAACACAAACTACGGCAACAGATACAAAAAATGTTAAATTTGAAAATTGTGATTTTGCAAAACTTGACCTTGCATTAGATTGTGACCATGACGTTACAAACATAATTTTTAATAATTGTTATATACATGATAACTTTGCAGGAATCATTGTTGGTAATAATATAACTGGTGCATCACCAAGTGTAACAGGACCACGTGGAGTTAAAGTTTCAAATTGTTTATTTGAAATTATTTACAAAGAAGCAATTAAAACAACAACTGTACAAGAGTTTTCAAGTTCATTTAATACATTTAAAACTTGTGGAGTTTCTGGTATTGCATCTGGCGGAACACCAACTTGTCCAATTATTAATTTCGATAGTGATAACAATATTAGTTTTGGCGATGCATTCGACAGAACAACATCACAACAAGCAACATTTCCTAATATAGAAAACAATGGTAAATCTGTATTTGGTTTAATTGCTGGTGATAAATTAAGTTATGGTTTACATACTTCAGAAGCAGGTAAAAGTACAACCTTAACTGACAATACTTCTGTCGCTACAAATACTACAATAGACTTTGATTCTTCAGTACTGATAAATGCAGTAGTTGACTTCGTGATTGAACGTGGCAATGCAAGACGTACTGGACAATTACATATTGCTGGTAGTAATACACAAGGATATTCATTTGAACAAGATTTTACTGAAAATTCAGATCCAGGTGTAGGACTTACATTTGATTCTGTAAATGGTACTGTTCAGTACACAACAACATCTACAGGCAGTGACGCAACTTTAAAATATCGTATAACTAAATTCTCTTAATAAAGAATGTTTGATTTAAAACCTGAAGACAGAATACATTTCTGGAGACAATTTCGTGTCAAATTAAAGGAAATGGAAACAGAAGAAGCTCTACAGTCTGTAGTTGATTTGTGGGGTAAATGTCCTACAACCAACGGTTACTTGGATTATGCAGATTGTAAGGATTGGCCTGACCCTTGGACACTACTTAATGATAATCATTATTGTGATGTAGCAGTTGCATTGGGTATATTTTATACAATTTATTTGTCAGAAATACTTGACAATAGCACCTTAAGTATAGTAATATATAAAGATGAACACGGATTCGTTAATGCAGTGCATATAACAAAATATGCTCTTAATATAACTTATCGACAAGTATTAAATACTACATCGATACCAAAAGATTTATCAATCTTTAAGGTGTATACAGTAGACGACCTTAAAGCACAAAAGTATCTATAAACAAAAAGAACAAGGCATCAAATAATGACACAGATTCAAGTAACAAAACGTGATGGCACCAGGGAAGATTTAGACTTAGAAAAAATGCACAAAGTTGTGTTTTATGCTTGTCAAAATATTACAGGCGTAAGTGCTAGTGAAGTAGAAATTAAATCACACTTATCATTTTATAGCGGAATAACTTCAACAGAGATTCAAGAAACACTTATTAAAAGTGCGGCAGATCTCATTAGTGAAGAAACACCAAACTATCAATGGGTAGCAGGAAGACTTATTAATTATCATTTGCGTAAAATGGTATATGATGCTTTTAAACCATTACCAATTATTGACATAGTAAAGAAGAATATTGAACTAGGATTTTATGATGCTGAAATCTTAGATTTATATTCTGATGAAGAATTTGCACAATTTGATACTATTGTAAAACATGAACGTGACGAAGAAATGACTTATGCGGCAATGGAACAATGGCGTGGTAAGTATCTAGTTAAGAATCGTGTAACAAACACAATGTATGAAACACCACAAGTAGCCTATTTACTAATTGCGGCTACATTGTTTGCAAAATATCCTAAAGACACAAGAATGCAATATGTAAAAGACTATTATGATGCTATTAGTACTTTTGCTATTTCGTTACCTACACCTGTTATGGCAGGAGTTCGTACACCACAAAGACAATTTTCTTCTTGCGTTTTAGTAGAAACTGGAGACAGTTTAGATAGTATTAATGCTACAACAAGTAGTATTGTAAAATATGTTTCACAAAAAGCAGGTATTGGTATTGGCGCTGGATCTATTCGTGCCTTGGGAAGTCCCATTCGTAACGGTGATGCATATCATACAGGTGTAATTCCTTTTTACAAAATGTTCCAAGCGGCAACACGTTCTTGTTCGCAAGGTGGTGTTCGTAATGGTGCGGCAACGTTGTACTATCCAGTATGGCATTTAGAAATTGAAGATATGCTAGTGCTAAAGAACAACAAAGGAACTGAAGAAAATAGAGTTAGACATATGGACTATGGAGTTCAGTTTAATAAACTTATGTATGAACGTTTACTTACAAACGAAAATATAACTCTTTTTTCACCTCAAGATGTACCAGGATTATATGAAGCCTTTTTTGCAGACCAAGACGAGTTTAAACGTTTATACGAAACGGCAGAACGTAACACAAGAATTCGAAAGAAAAGTATTCGTGCTAGTGATTTGTTTAGTGCATTTATGGAAGAACGTAAAAACACAGGTAGAATTTATTTAATGAATGTTGACCATGCAAATGACCATGGAGCATTTATTGCCAAAGACGCACCAATTAAACAAAGTAACTTATGTTGTGAAATTAACTTACCAACTAAACCATTAAATGACTTTAATGATCCAGAAGGTGAAATTGCTTTATGTACATTAAGTGCTATCAATTGGGGTAATATTAAAGAGCCAGCAGATTTTGAAAAACCATGCGACCTGGCAGTTCGTGGATTGGATGCATTATTAACTTATCAGAATTACCCAGTAACTGCGGCTAAAAATAGTACAGAAAAAAGACGTCCTTTAGGCGTTGGTATTATTAATTTAGCATATTGGATGGCTAAAAATGATATGACATACACAAACCCTAATTTGGACTTAATTGATAGATATGCTGAAGCATGGAGTTATTACTTAATTAAAGCAAGTGCAGATTTGGCAGTTGAGCAAGGATCTATAAGTGGTAACATGGAAACAAAATATGGACATGGTATTACACCTAATATGACGTATAAAAAAGACGTTGATGAATTAGTAACACACAAAGAACGTATGCCATGGAAAAGTCTGCGTAAACAACTGCAAAAAACAGGTATTAGAAATAGCACATTAATGGCGTTAATGCCCGCGGAAACGTCAGCACAGATAAGTAACAGTACCAACGGAATTGAACCACCACGTGCATTCGTTAGTGTTAAACAAAGTAAAGATGGTGTTTTAAGACAAGTTGTCCCTGAGTTTAGAAGACTCAAAAATAAGTACGAAATGTTATGGTCTCAAAAGTCTCCAGAAGGCTATCTTAAGATTATGGCTGTACTGCAAAAGTATATTGACCAAGGTATTAGTGTCAATACAAGTTACAACCCGACACACTATGAGGATGAAAAAATTCCAATGAGTGTTATGTTACAACATTTAATTATGTTTTACAAGTTTGGTGGTAAACAATTATATTATTTTAACACCTATGATGGGCAAGGTGAAATCGACGTCGATAAGTTTAACGTCGAAGATAAACAAGTAGACTTACTAGATGATATAGACGACGCTAATTGCGACTCGTGTGTAATATAAGAAAATGGAGAATTATAAATGAGTGTTTTTAATAGTAGTAAAAAG